CTATCACAAATTATACAATTAAAAACTTAGGATTTGATTACTCAGCCGATAAAACAATTCAACCATCCGTACAATTACCACAAATATTAAGATTAGATAGATTATCTAAGATATCAAGTATCGGTATCAGTTCTGGAGGTAAAAACTATATTGAACCACCAAATATTGTTGTTATAGATCGTGTTACTGGTTTAGTTAAAGATGAGGTTATAACAGATGTAGAACTACAAGGAACATCTGTATCTGAAGTTATACTTTTAACAAACACAAACTCATTATATGATACAAATCCAAGAATTATTGCTACAAATAATAATAATGGAATAAAAGTTAAAGATCTATCATTCACAAGTGGCACTAACTTAGTGACTTTAACTCTTGAAGGTGAATATAATTCCACAACATATCCATTTACGTTAGGAGAAAAATTATATGTTGAAAACATAGGTATTGGTTCAACTGGAAGTGGATTTAACTCAGCGGATTACAATTACGAACCATTTGTAATTACTGGAGTAAACACCAATCCAGGCGGAGGAAATGCAACTGTATCATATAATTTGGACAGGTCAGTTACACAGCCAGGTATCTTCAGTGGCCCATCATCATCTGGTCAAGCAATACCCTTTGAAAATATAGCTGCATTTGATATAAGTGTAGATACAAATCAATTTAGTATTGGAGAAAAAGTAAGTACAGGTGATAAAGAAGGAACAGTTGTTGCATGGAATGAGAACAACAAGTATTTAAAAATTCTTTCAAACGATACCTTTAATGTCGGAGAGTCAATCAATGGCGAATCATCTAAATCAATTGCATTAATTGAACAAACAACTAAGTTTAGTTCTGTTTTTAACATTGATTCAAATTCTGAATTTAGAAGTGGTTTCCGTAAAGAAACTGGAAAACTAAGCACTGAATTACAAAGATTAGCTGATAATGACTATTATCAAACTTTTTCTTACTCATTACTAAGTCCAATTGATTATGATACATGGAAAGATCCAGTTAATAGTCTTGGACATGTAATTGGATTTAGAAACTTTGCAGATGTAAGTATTGTATCTACTGCATCGACTGATGATAAGAATCGAAACAATGCATCTGTTGGAGTTTCAACTAACGTAGCTATCGTTGTTGCCGATTTAGTTAGTGAAAATGAATCTCTTCACAGTTCATATGACTTTGATTTAGTCACAGAGAATTCTAAAAATATTTCTGGACTATTTGCTTCTGATGAAATTAATTTTGGTAATAGAATTCTAACTGACTATATTGAGTCAAGAACAAACAGAGCAATATCAATTGATAGTGTGAGTTCTCAGTTCAATGATTTACCTCGTGCGACTGCATTCTCTGATGTATTTGATTTTAATCTTAATGATATTGATGGAATTAAATTCTACGTCTTACTATTTGACACTAGATTTTCAGGTGAAAAGGAAATAATTCAGGTTAATTTACTTCATGATGGTTCTACTGGTTACATGATGAAATTTGGTCGTGTTGAAACTGCGATTGATCTTGGTGATTTTGACTTTGCAGTCTCAGGAGTTAGTGGTAATTTAAGATTTGTTCCAGCAAAATCTAAATTTAACAACTATGCATTAAGAATATATGCACAAGAAACATTTAAAAATACAGTTGCAGCTGAAGGAGATATTGGAACTGAGATAAATGTTGGAGTTGGTGTCAGTATCATATCCTCATCAACTGGTATTGGTTCCACAGATCCATCTCCAGTTCAAGTTGTAGGTTTTGGAACCACTGCGGTTACAACAACTAAACTACTTGTTCAAACACAAGAATTAGGTGGTCAGGAAAGAACTCAATTAAATGAATTAGTTGTATTGAATGATAGTGAGGAAGTATATCTCTTAGAATATGCTCAGATGATTAATGATAATATATCTGGAACTAACGCTCCAAGTGTCGGACTTGGAACATTTGGTGCAGATGTAAGGTCTGGTATTACAAGTGTTTACTTTACTCCTGAGACTGGAATTGGTGTAACGATGAGAGTTCATCAAACATCTATAGGTTCAACTGCTACAGGTATTGGAAGCACAACTATTTCACTTACAGAGTTATTATCTACAACCACTAATATCGCAGCTACAGGAACTCCACAAGCGACAAGAATTAGTGGTATCAATTCAAATACATATACCGCCTTTGACGCATTAATCGAAATACATGACACGACAAATGACAAATACGCTGTTACTCAAGTAACTGCAATTCATGATAGTAGTGAACCTTTCTTCACAGAGTTTGGTTATATAGATAACTTCTCAACAAATAACACTTCAACATCTGGACTTGGAGTGATTGGTGTTGGTTATTCAACAGCGTCTGGTGGTGACATTGAACTTCGTTTAACTCCTCCAGCAAATACAGCGATTACAACTAAAGTATTTCAACGTAACTTCACAGAAACTGGAACAGGTGGAGTTGGTTTTGTTACATTTACAAATTCTAGATTAAAATCTGCTGAGGGTTCATACACTGGAACAGAGAATGATATCAAATTCTCATTCCCTCTACAACATGCTGGAGACCCAATATTCCATAAGACATTTGATTCATCAGATGCTGCTGTAGTTGATGTTACAAATGACACGTTTGTAGTTAATAATCATTTCTTCCAGACTGGTGAAGAATTAACCTATACTCCAACTGGTGCTGGTACAACAATGAGTATCGGTATTGCAGCAACCGCTATCAGTGGAATTGGTGTTACTACAAAATTACCATCTACAGTATTTGCAGTTAAACTTGCAGAAAATAAATTTAAGGTTGCAAGAACAGCAGCAGAGGCACTTCAAGCGATTCCAAAAGTTATTGATGTATCTGCTGTTGGAGTTGGAACGACTCATTCATTTACTTCAAAGAATCTTAACTCTAAGGCTTTAATAACTTTAGATAATAATATTCAAAGTCCAGTTATACAGTCTCCTGTAAATGTTAAACTATCATTTGACGCAGCGTTAGAAACCGACTTCATTACGATAACTGGTATATCATCATTCTTCTCAGGTGATACAATTAAGGTTAATGATGAGTTCATGAAGATTGACACTGTTGGTATCGGATCTACAAATAGAATACTTGTAAGAAGAGGAAGACTTAATTCTGCGATTGCAAATCATAGTGCTGGTGATACTGTTACTAAGTTCTTAGGTAACTATCAGATTGTTGAAGATACAATAAACTTTACAGATCCACCTAAAGGTGAGAAAGGCCCATCTGGTTTGACAACTACATCTACGTTCGCTGGTCGAGTCTTTACTCGAACTGGAATCCCTGGCGGAACACAAGAAACTTACGCAGATAACTTTGTGTTTGATACTGTGGAAGAACAGTTTACAGGAATCGCAACCAACTTTGTTCTAAAGTCTAGTGGTTCAAACGTAACTGGATTTGCAACGAATACAGGTGTAATTCTCTTAAATGAAATATTCCAAAATCCAAATGATGATTATAATATCGTTGAAACTGCTGGTATTACCTCTGTAAGTTTCACAGGTGTTGGAGCTACAAACAATTATGATGTAAACATATCATCAGTTCCTAGAGGTGGTATTATTGTTTCTGTTGGTGAGACTACAAACTTTGGATATCAACCTTTAGTCGCTGCTGGTGGAACTGCGATTGTGTCTGCTGCTGGAACTGTTGAATCTGTATCGATTGGAAATAGTGGTTCTGGTTATCGAGTTGGACTACAAACAAACATACTTGTTAGAGCTCGTGGTAGTTCTGGTATCGTAACCATAGGTAAGGCAAATGTATCTGCTGGTATAGTTACATCTGTTACCATTACAAATGGTGGTGGTTCTGGATTTAGTTCTGCAACTCCTCCAGTTCTTGAGTTTGAAAAACCACTTAATTATGAAAACTTAAGATTAGTTGGTAGTTCTACTGGTATAGGTGCATCCATATCAGTTCGTGTTGGTACTGCATCAAGTATAATTAGTTTCCAAATCACAAACTTTGGATATAATTATAAAATTAATGATGTTCTTAAGATAGAGGAGGGTGGTCAAGCTGGTATTTTAACAGATGCTAATAAAGTGGTTAAAGACTTTGAATTAACTGTCCTTGATACATTTAATGATAGTTTTGCTGGATTCACATTTGGTGAATTAGAAAAATTAAATAGTTTTGAAGATTTATTTGATGGTGATAGAAGATCATTCCCAATAACTAAAACCATTGGTGCAGTTGAAACACCGATTACTATAAGAGCTGCAAAAGGATCTCCAATTAAAGTTGCAGATAACACTTTAATATTCTTAAATGATATTCTTCAAGTTCCTAATGAAAGTTATGTGTATAGTGGTGGTTCACAAATTACATTCTCTGAAGCTCCTAAAGCTGATGATAAGTTAAGAATTTACTACTACCGTGCTTCTGATGATGATGTTCTTGAGGTTGATATTTTAGAAACAGTTAAAACTGGTGATCAATTAACAATCAATAAATATCCTGATATTGGTTTAGATGACTCATTCCAACAAGAACCAAGAACAGTTACAGGTATCACAACTTCTGATACAGTGACTACAAACACTTATGTTAAGGCTGGAATCACAACTGTTAGAACACTTGAAAGACCAGTTACTTGGAAGAAACAAACACAAGATGTATTTGTAAATAATATTGGAATCGGTAAAGATAGAGTTGAATTAGAGGCTAATATTAGACCTACTGCATATATCATTAAGAATGTATCTGCTGGTTCAAGTGAGGTGTTTACAGATACAGCAGTTCCATTGTTTAGTCAAGTTGATGATCTAGTTGAAGTCAAACAAAAAGTTCTAATTCTTGATAGGACATCTAAAACTGGAGTCGCTGCAACAGCAATTGTTTCCGCTGGTGGTTCAATAACCAGTGTTGTAATATCTGATGGTGGATCTGGATACACCGTCGCACCAAAAGTTTCAATTGGTGTCACTGCTGGAATCGGAACAATCACTGCTGGAGTTGGAACAACATCAGGAAATGCAACTGCTGATGCAACAGTTTCTGCTGCTGGAACAATATCTGCAATCACAGTTACATACGCTGGATTTGGATACACTCATACAAGTCCACCATTAGTCATGGTAGAACCAGAGGCAGTAACTCAAGATGAATTAAGAAGTATTAAATATCAGGGTGACTTTGGTGAAGTGGTTGGAATCGGAACATCAACTGTTGCTGGAATCGGAACAGCATTACAGTTTGACTTGTTCATTCCAAAAGGATCTGTTCTTCGTGACACATCAGTGGTGGGAACTGCTGTGACTGTAAGTGGTATTGCGTCTGGATATTATTTTACTGTGTTTGATAGTAATGTGGGAAGTGGTTTAACATCATATGATAATCCAATTGGAATTACGACAGTTGGAATTGGAACTTCCTTCCTAGATAATATATACAAGGTGCATAGTGCTAAAACTATACAAGGGCCTGCTCTTGGAATTGGTGCAACCGCTTTAAGAAGAGTGACCGTAAGTGTCAGTTCAACTGAAGGTATTGGCATTGGAAGTGGGTCATTTGGTAAATTCTCATGGGGTCGTTTACACGACTTCGTTAAGAAGGATACCAAAGCATTTACAGCGATTACCAATGATGGTATCACAGGAATTAAGACTGGCCCTGTAATCATTAGAACTAGTGATTTAAAAGAGTCCTATTCTTGATATAAATAAAAACAAAAAGTCATTGATAAAATGTCAGCAATTATAACTGATCAACTGCGAATATTAAACTCTGAGAATTTTGTAGCGGGGATAGCTTCAACTACGAATAGTTATTATGCGTGGATTGGTCTTCCTAACCCAGCAGATTTTCAGTCAGATTGGAGTGAAAATCCACCTTCACCAAAAGATTCTTTTAGTGAGGAGAGAGATTATTGGGATACAATGATCGCACTCAAGAAGTTGAATTCAGATGATATTGCAAGAGTCGTTAGAAAAATAACTTGGTCATCAGGTACAACATATGAAATGTATCGAGATGATTATTCTCGTTCAAACTTGTCACCACAAACTAGTTCAACTAATTTGTATGACACAAATTATTATGTGATGAATCAAAACTTCCGTGTTTATGTTTGTCTACAGAATGGAACAAACCCAGAAAACACATCTGGAAGACCATCTCTTGACGAACCATTATTCACAGATTTAGAACCAAGATCTGCTGGTGCATCTGGAGACGGATATATCTGGAAGTATCTTTTTACAATTGACCCAAATAGTATCATTAAGTTTGATTCGACAAGTTTTATACCTTTACCACAGGGCTGGTCAACTAATAATGATGTTGCTGCAGTCAGAAATAATGCTGCAACCAGTGGACAGTTGAAGATTGTCACAATCACAAATCGTGGTGTTGGTTACGGAACTGCTGCAACTTATAACAATGTTCCTATCAAAGGAGATGGAAGTGGTGGTAGATGTTCTGTTGTGGTCAACGCTGCTGGTAAAATGGACTCTGTTGAAATAACTAACGGTGGATCTAATTATACTTTTGGATCTGTTGGATTAAGTGATGTTGGTCTAACTAATCCATCAGGATCTACAGACGCTGCGTTTAATGTAATCATTCCACCTCAAGATGGACATGGTGCTGATATCTATAGAGAGTTAGGTGCAAATCGTGTTTTAATATATTCTCGTTTAGAAAACGATCCAGCAAACCCAGATTTTATTACAGGAAACCAATTCTCTCGTGTTGGATTATGTCGTGATCCTCTTGCGTTTGGATCTGATAATAAACTCACACTTCAAAAAGCGAGTGCTGTATATGCATTAAAACTCATTGGTGCTGGTTCAACAACAACTACGTTCACTGCTGACTCTGAAGTAACTCAAGAGATAGGTATTGGATCAACTGCTGTTGGACGTGTGATTAATTATGATGCTACAACTGGAGTTCTTAAATATTGGCAAGATCGTAGACTTGCAATATCAACTGATGGATCTATTCCTTCATATGGTTATGAATTGTTTAGATTTAACGCTGACCCTGCAACTGGTGCTGGAACAACCATATTTGGTGGAACAAGTAATCTAAATATAGATACCAATTTCGGAACCTCCTTACAGCCTGGTCTATCTACCTCAATAAATAGTAGGACTTACAACTTAGGGATGAGTTTTGTAAAAGGTGTTGCTAACCCAGAGGTGAAAAAATATAGCGGTGATATCATTTACGTTGATAACAGAGCTGCTGTTACTCGCAGTTCACAGCAGAAAGAAGACATCAAGATCGTACTGGAATTTTAAAAATCATGCCACAGGAAACCAATCTAAACGTCAATCCATATTTTGACGATTTTGATAAAAATAAAAATTTTTATAGAGTTCTTTTTAAACCAGGCTCTCCTGTTCAAGCACGAGAATTAACTGGATTGCAATCGATTCTACAGAATCAGATTGAACAGTTCGGTACTCATTTCTTCAAAGAGGGTGCTAAGGTAATTCCAGGCAACGTGACTTATGATAATAATTATTCTTGCGTTCAAATTGAAAGTAATTTTTTAGGTATTCCAGTAGAATTATATATTGATCAACTTGTAGGTGTCAGAATTACTGGATCTAGATCAGGTGTTACTGCAACTATTAGAAAATGTTTAAAACAAGAGGATTCGGACAGGGGTAATTTAACTTTATACATTAAGTATGAACAATCTGGCTCAGATTTTCAATCAAGCCTTTTTGAAGACGGTGAAAGTTTATTAACTAGCATAGATATAGTTTTTGGTGTAACTGTGATTGCTGCTGGTGAACCATTTGCAAACACATTACCTGATGGATCTGCTGCTACTGGTTCTGCATTTTCTGTTGGAGAGGGTGTTTATTTTCTTCGTGGAACTTTTGCACAAGTTCAAAGTGAGACAATTATATTAGATCAGTATGGAGATCAACCATCATATCGTGTTGGATTTAATATTGACGAAAAATTTATAACTGCTGATGAAGATACATCATTAAACGATAATGCATCTGGATATACAAACTTTGCCGCTCCAGGCGCAGATAGATTTCAAATGTCTATCAATTTAGCAAAGAAGGATTTAAAAGATTTTAATGATCAAAATTTTGTAGAGATTGCGAGAATTGAAGGAGGACAATTACAAACATTTGTTTCAGATACTCAATATAATTTAATTAACGATACTTTAGCTAAGAGAACTTTTGATGAATCTGGCAACTACTATGTTACACCGTTTGGTGTTCATATTAGAGAAAGTTTAGATGATGGTATTGGAAGTGATGGAATTTATACATCAGAACAATT